GGAAAAAGTAAAAAAAATAAATTTATTGTAAAAAAACAAGCCACGCATATGAAAATGTGTGGTTTTTTTATGGACATACGCAAATCTGGTACTATAATTGTAGCAAAGTAAAACCACTTTTTAGGATTTTTTAAAATGAAACACAAGCCTTGCTTGATCTTAAATCAAGACTACACTCCGCTAACGGTTATTAGCTGGAAAAGAGCTATGCGTCTAGAATGTATTGGGCAAATCATTCCAGAAGAGGGCATTAGGGTTATTGATTACTACGAGAATGACGTTATTGTCTCTGCTAGTGGCCAAGAGTTTTTGGTTCCCGCTGTCGCTGTATCTAATAGATATGTTAAGCGTAGAAAAAAGATACCTCTTAAAAAGAGAAATCTACTTATCAGGGACTCAAGGTCTTGCCAGTATTGTGGAGAAGAGTTGAGCCCAAAAGGGGCAACTATCGATCACGTTAAACCTAGATGTAAATTTAAGGTTAAAAGTCACGCTCATACTTGGGAAAACACAGTTATAGCTTGTTATAGCTGCAACTCTAAGAAGGATAATAAAACTCCAGAGCAGGCAGGTATGAAGCTTTTGACTGTACCTCGTGAACCAGATCCTAATACATTTTACTCTGGTATGTCACCTTGGATGAAATCTCCAGAAGAATGGAAGGATTATGTCAGAGCTAGAGTATAAAAAATGTGATAATTGTAATCGTATGCTATCTAATGGCGATATGGTTACAGTTATCATATCTGATGTTGAGGTAAGTGGGAGATACAGAAAGGGCCATGAGGGCTTTAGATTGAAGCTTTCTGCTGACGCTATTGACTCAAGATGCTCTAAAATTTACTGTAAAAACTGCTTAGATGTAGGAAAACACACAATTAAAGAGGAAAATAATGAATCATAATCGCAGAGATTTTAATAAAATGTTGGCATACCTTAATTATTCTACGAAAAACTACGAAGAGACTAACGATGTTTAAGTTTCTCTTTATTTTCTTATTACTTTACTTCTCTTGTGATATAGAATCAAAAACAAACATGAGCATTGGTCAGTTTTTACCAAAAACAAAAGTGGTAAGTGCTGACTTTATGCTTCATTTTATTGTTGCTGATCTAAATGCTTATTCCAATTATTTGCCATATTTTGTCTTAGAGAAACATCTTTTCGACAATTCCAAAAAAAGGTATCGCGTAAACCTTGGGCCGACAGGAAGTTCTATTAGCAACTATATTGTAGAAAGGAATGAGGGATTTAAGAAAAAAGAACCCGAATTCGATATAATCTGTAACGGACTTAAGGTTGAAAAGGTTGTAGATGATTTTCCTTCTTTGCTTGGAGAGCCTAGTAATAGGTTTTATTTAAGAATGAAGTTCTATCGCGATGGGAGTACTGTTGAATATAAATTCTACAATTATTCTATTAGAAGTATACAAGAAATTAATTAGAAAGGAAGAAAATGAGCATCTCAAGAAGATCATTTCTTGGAGGGGTTGTTGCTGCTCTTAGTTCGACCGTTTTGGGTGGAGCTAAGGTTTTAGCTGAAAATAATGTAAGGAACGAGTTAAAACCAGAAAGTTATGAAGATATAAAAAACTGGGGTATCGATCATATTGACGAGACAACTAAAAAAGAGCTTCTTTATGGCCAATGGAATATCAAAGAAGGCAGAGACTATCTTATAAAAGAAACGGGGAAGCGAATTAAAATTAGCAATGTGACCCTATATGATCCTTATCCTGAAGTAGGATTTGCTGTTCTAGATAATCGCAGAGTTATACTAAGTGGAGATTATTAATGCCTGAATATACATTAAAGTGTGATAAATGTAATCATATTTTTACAAAAGTTTGGAAGATATCTGAATATGATGAAAAGTTTAAGAATGTTAAATGTAAACAGTGTAAAAGTCGTAAAATCTATAGAGAATATTCTCAAGATAGTGTAGTACCTAATTACATAAAGAGCCTACATGAATGTTCTACTCTCGGAGAGTATGCAGAAAAGCAATCTAAAAAGTACGGAAAAGCTAAATGTGAGGCTATGGAGAGAAGCTTTGTTACTCAACAAGAACCTGAATCGGGGATTAAAGAGCTTCCTACAGGTATGTCTAGAGTTAAAGAAGATAAAGATCTAGCTAGATATATGGAAAAAGATGAAATCAAAAATAGAAGAAAGAAAGAAAAGTAACATGACACATTTCACTATCAACGAAGAAAAGAAAAAAGATGAACCGTTTTACTATGAAGTATATACCTTTTTTGGAAAACATGATTATCTAGATGAGAATAAAAATCCATTACTAGATTATGAAATAGACGAAAAAAATAAAGATGAAGTCTTTTCTCTAAAAGATGCATATGCACTTAAGTTTACAAAAGGTAATAGGTCTAACTACTACGTTAAACGGAATAGGCATGGGAGGCTGTATGACCCTGTAGGCATGTACTCTGAAGGTAGGGCTGACATCTTTATGAATGAAGCAGGTAGGCCTCAATGGAAATTTGAACCAGTATCGAAAAAGGTTTTCGATCTTTATGTTAATTACTTAAAAACAAAAAATCCGGCTTGGATTAACAACGCTAATAGAGAGGTTTGATTATGAAAAAAGGTAAGATGACACAAGTAGAAAAATACTGTGTAGATAATATGGCTAAAGAAGGTGAAAGCTCTCAAGATATTGCTGAGTTTTTAGATAGGCCTGTGGCATTAGTGGAAAAATATATGCCAGAGCTTCCAAAAGAAGAAGAGCTTAAAAAAAGACCATCAACTAAAATAAATAAAACTCAATTTATTAGAGAAACAGCAGCTAAGAAAGAAAAGGCTGTTAGCATCATGACTGGTCAAGAGTCTTCAAGGTCAGAACAAACTAGAAGCTCAAGGGTCGGTCGCGATAAAGTTATTAAGAAATATCAAAAAGTTATTCATAAAATTAAAGATGAAGATTAATGGCTAAAGAAAGAACTGAAAAGAGTCGATACCCGTCTAGATATTCTCCACAAGGATGGGTACACTCTGCTCAATATGTTACAGAACTAATATGCGAAAAAAAGGCTAAAACAGAAGGTAAAGAGTTACCTTTAAAATTTTGGGACTTAAAGGATTGGAATAAGTTTTTTAAATATCAAATCATGTTAGCTAATAGATTGATAAAAGAATATGGAGAGCATGTAATAATATCGGCACTCAACGATAAAAGGATGTGGAAGACATACTCATTAAGAAGTCCTTTCTTGAAAAATATTTGTGAAGAATATAAGAAAAAGCAAGACATATCTAAGAAGATAGCTAAAAACCTTGAGTATGATTTCTCTGAGAAAAAAACTTTCTCTAGTAGCAACAAGAAAAGTAAAAAATCAATTATTTCTAAATTAGAGGAACTTGAATGACAGAAGAGAATAAAGAAGATACAAAGGTAGAAGAAACTAAAACTAAGAAAAAGAAGAAAAAGACTCCTGCTGAACCTAAAAAAGAGGTTGACGCAAGAGATAAAGATATTATTAAAAAGTATGGGGAAATTATTTGGAGTGCTTATGAATTTATTGATAATCCACCACCTGTAATATCTGTTAGTCCTAAAATTGATGTAGCACTCGGTGGAGGCGTTCCAGAGGGATGTCTTTTTATTATGACTGGACCTGAAAAGGTAGGGAAAACAGTCACTGCTTTGAACTTTGTAAGGAATGCTCAAAAGGTAAAACTTGATAATGGTCAGACCAGAACTACGCACTATGCTAATATTGAGGGTCGTATTAAAAAAAGAGATCTTCAAGGTATTTATGGATTAAATCTTGATCCTGCTGTCTTTAAAATCATAGGTTCTAAGGTTGGACATATCCTTTCTGGCGAAGACTATGTATCTATTTTAGACAATAGAATTCATAATGACCCACATAGTGTCTGCGTTGTAGATTCATTTTCAGCTTTAGCTTCTGAGGAAGAGCTAAATAAAGAAATTAATGAGTCTAGCGTTGCACCAATGAATAGAGTGCTTAGCAAGTTCACAAGAAGATTTGCTAACGTTTTGCCTGTTAATAGAGTAACTTTAGTCGGCATTACTCACCTTATGGCTAATATTAAAAAGTTTGGAGCAGGTAAAGAGAAAACAGAAAAATCTGGAAATGCCCTTAAGTACGCCCAAGACGTTAAACTTTGGGCTACCCATAAGGAAATGTTGAAGCAGGGAGAATCTATTATCGGCCAGAAGGTCCATTGGGTTATAGAAAACTCAGCAATTGGTCCTCCGGGGCAAAAGGTGACTAGTATAATTAAGTTTGGAAGAGGAATCTGGGAAGAATATGAAGTTTTAGAATTGGCACAAGATTTTGGCATTGTAGAGAATTCAACTTGGCTAAGCCTACCTAGTGGAGAAAAAATACAAGGGAAATCTAAATATTGTCAGTATCTTGAAGAAAATGAAAATGCCTTTTTAGACCTAAAGTCACAAGTCTATGAACTTGTTGGAATTTAAATTAAGGATATATTATGGAAACCGATCTAGATTTATCTGAAGAGCTATTTGAAAAACACTACTTAGAGCCCGGTATGGCTCCAGAGTACCCTATTGATTTTTTATCCTTATCAAAAGGGGGAATGCCTGACCCCTACAGCAAGGATTTTGATTGTTTTTTTATAAATGAAAATGGAAATCCAGAAATACAAAAACAACAAGATTATGCTATTTTCCCTATTATTCAAATTAAATCTGATTTTTTTAGCGCAACAGGTTCTGATAAAGAAAACCTTGACAAATTAGCTATAGAAGATTTAAGAAAACAAAAAAATAAATCTATCTGTAGGCTTTTACAGTTTGCCAGCGAGCACTCTAAGAATACATGCTGTTCTTATGGTCATTTTTATAATTCTCCTTTATTGTATGCTATTGAATCTGCTCTTTCGTCTTTCAAAGCTTCTCATATAGCAATGAATACTAAACTTTATAAAGAAGTTTTTAAAAAGATAGTTGGTCAAAATAAAACAGCGAGGGGTCATATAAAAACAGTAGTTAAGGGGGAAAAAATTACAATATTCCCTTCTGATGAGGTAGATATGGCAGTATTAATTGACACTAGCAGAAATGGACTTATTAATCCATGCACGCAAGACGATTTTTGTTGGCAGGCTTATAGACTAAGGTGGGAGAATGAGTCTGTTGCTTGGACAGATTGTAATTATGCTATACTTGGATCAGATTTAGTCGTGAGGGCAACATGAAAGTTAAATATCTAGACGGTGAAGTTACTAACTGGATAATTAAGGGGGACATAGTAAGTGCTGGAGAAAAAAGATCTAAAAGGTCTAAGCTTCATGTTCAGGCTAGAGAGATTATATATTCGCTATTTCCAACTATGAGGATTTTAGAAGAGGTCTCCTTTAGTCCCAAAAGGGGGACAACTCAATACTTTGATTTCTATATAAGTAACATCCAGCTAGTAGTAGAAGTTCACGGACAACAGCACTATAAGTTTAACTCTTTGTTTCATGGGTCAGTAAGAGATTTTTTGATGCAGAAGAAAAAAGATAATGAAAAAAAAGAGTGGTGTGAAATCAACGGGATAACATATATAGAGCTTCCATATAATGAAAAGGTAGAAGAATGGCAGAAGAGAATAGAACTCCGATAGACAGGATGAAAAATGTTGATAGAATTTTAGATGAATATGAAAATAAGATAGGTCTATCAAAATATGAAGATGATATCAACGACAACGGGGCACAGAAATACCTATCATTAAGTAGAGAAGAAATGGAGAGGCTTGACCTAGAAGATTGTGCTGAAATATCGGTTGTCCTCAACTCTCTTGCCTACCATATACAAAGGTGTCATAATCGTGAGACTTCTCGTGTGTTTTGGGCTAATAGTCAACTTAAACAACTAGTATCTGGAAAAGAAACTCAGTTTTCTGGTTCATGGGAAAGTCAGTATAATCAAGCAATACAATCGGATGACTACACAAGAAAACTATACAGCATATATCAACATGCTAAGCAAAGGGCTGAACGATTATCTTTCCTAGCTAATTCAATAAAGAGCGTTGGTGAGTCTTTTGTCAATCTACAAAGAGCGAAGGGTATGAAATGAGTAAAAAAGCAGCATTAATAAAAGCTATCTTAGACTCTTTATCAGAGGAAGATTTAGAAAAAATACTAGATAGCACTAATGAAGAAGAAGAAGAAAAAAAAGAGAATACCAACTACCATACCATCAGAAGGAGGGGTTCTGGCTACAATAAAGCTAAAAATAAAGCCAAAAAGGAACCAAACAGGTCTGGAAACAAAAAAAGCGGTAGTAGATTTAATGGTAGAGGTAAAGACAACGGCAGGGTCGAGCAAATGGAACTCTCCAATAAAAGGGAGAATAAATTTAGACCAGAAAAATACATAAGACTAATGAGCCAAAGTGAAAGAAAAGAATTTCAAGAGGCTGTTAAAGATGATAAAGAAGTAAAAGAACTATACGAAAAGGGTTTAGTTAAAAAGGACTTCAGGAATAATCATCTTATTGATGTTGTATGTACAGTCTGTGGTAAAGAAGAGACAGTCTCTTCCTCTATTGTTTTTAAAAAAAATACTTATAAATGTAACGACTGTTGTTGTGTGAGGTAAATATGGTTTTATCAGATGAAGTAGCAGAAAAAGCAGTTCTTGCTGGAATTTTTAGGCATGGATCAGAAGCTTACTTTGATGTATGCGATATTATTAGTGAGAGTTCTTTTACTAATCAATCTAATGAAATTATATACTCATGTTTTAAAAAGATACTAGAAACAGACGACACGAGGAAACTCGATGTACCTTCTATTCTATCTTCTGCACAAGAATTAGGGCTAAAAAACTATTTCTCTAGACCTCAAGAGCTTAGCCACCTATCGGGTATTGCTAAGTATCCTGTTAACTTTGATAACATAAGAAGGTTTGGGGCTAAAATTAGGAAGCTAGAAGTTGGTCGTCTTATGCACGAGCAGCTAGAATTAGCTCAAGGTAAGTATGAAAATATTACTGGCGAAGAAACAATCTCGCATATCCTTGGTATTGCTGAAGAATCTATTTTTGATTTCACATCACTACTAAATGATCATGATGATGCTCCAGAAAAATTATTTGAAGACTTGGATGAACACCTAGAAGAGCGTGCGGCTAACCCTATTGATCAAGTAGGTATTGCTACAGGTTTTCCTAAGTACGATTTTTCTATCGGTGGAGGCTTAAGAAAGGGAGCTATTAGCGTAATTGGAGCTAGAACTAAGGTTGGTAAAAGTTTGATTGGCCTTAATATGGCCTCCCATATATCTAAAAATAATAT